ATGAGACGGTTACGTATAGCCGACCCCGATTTACCATCTGCCGTGAAAGAACTGCTGGCTATCCGCCAGCAAGCCAGTACTACCAGCACCAGTAAATACAAGGCACTGATGAAAGGCGTAAGCCACGACGGGCGCTTACGCGGTACGCTACAGTTCTGCGGGGCGTCACGTACCGGGCGCTGGGCCGGACGGCTATTCCAGCCCCAGAATCTTCCCCGCCCTTCACTAAAACAGGAACAAATAGACGAAGGCATCGAAGCACTGAAAGCCGGATGTGCAGACCTGCTGTTTGACAATATCATGGAACTAACCAGTTCAGCGTTACGTGGCTGCATTATCGCGCCAACAGGTAAAAAACTGGTGGTAAGTGACTTGTCGAACATTGAAGGCCGTATGCTGGCATGGCTGGCGGGAGAAGAATGGAAACTGAATGCATTCAGAGAGTACGACGCCGGAACGGGTCCGGACTTATATAAACTGGCGTATGCAAAAGCTTACGGAATTGAAGTTGAGCGCGTCACCAAAGACCAGCGCCAGATAGGTAAAGTGCTGGAATTGGCTTGCATAGCTCCGGATACTTTAGTGCTCACCGATAAAGGCTATAAGCCGCTTGTTAGTATTTCGGGCGCGGATTTGTTATGGGACGGAGAAGAATGGGTAAAACACGAAGGACTGATTTACAGGGGGTACAAAGCCTTAATATCACTGGACGGAGCAAAAATGACCCCGGATCACCAGGTGCTAACCCCTACTGGATGGAAGCTGGCAAACCTTATCGCTTTAAACAAAAATACGCTTCACCAAAGCCTGGAACTTGCTTCGGAGAACTTACCGTTATCAAAGAACTGGAAAAAGTACCCGGAAAAGACCGAAGGATACTTGTCAAATGCAAATGTGGTGCAATGCCTCACACCGCAACAATCAGCAATCTCCTTAAAGGGAAAAGTACCCGATGTAACATTTGCGCAAAGAAAAAGCATAACGAGTATCGTAAAAAATTCTTATGCTATGCGGATGCTATTGCAGATGACGAAACCCGTCGCAGGCTACTTAACCGATTGTCTGCCGCAATCAGCCGTTGCCATAAACCCACCAACAGGTTGTTTCACAACTACGGCGGTCGGGGGATCTACGTTTGTCAGCTATGGCAGGAAGATAAAAGAGCTTTTTTGCTACACGTCAGGGAAATCAAAGGGTTTAATGACCCAAAGTTGGAAATGGATCGCATCGACAATAACAAAGGCTACGAACCGGGTAATATCCAGTTCGTCTCCAAAGCAGACAATAACCGCAACAGAAGAAAAATCGCAGACCTGCAAAAACGTATCGACGAGCTGGAGCGATGTTTACGACATTGCACATGCGGGGCCTCGAAACAGATTCACGATTAAAACCGACTCAGGACATTTAATCGTTCACAACTGCGGGTACGGTGGTGGTGTGTCGGCCTTCATCACTTTTGCACTGGTTTACAGTCTCGATCTCGACGAGCTGGCGAACGCCGCACTGCCAAACATTCCCCGCGATGTTATCCGCGAGGCGAAAAGCTGGTACTACGAATCGGTTAAACGTAAGTCAACCTACGGCCTTTCTGAACGGGTATTTATCGCCTGCGACTCACTTAAACGTCTCTGGCGCAGGGCGCACCCGGCGACCTGCGATTTCTGGTACGAACTGGAGCGCACCGTCCGCACTGCAATCGCCACACCGCAAAAAACATTGTATTGCGGTTATCTTAAAATCCGCCGCGATGGCGCGTGGCTGCGCATACAGCTACCATCCGGACGCGCTGTATGCTACCCGTCTCCGGTTATCGAAAAAGGGAATATCACCTACATGGGTGTTAACTCTTATTCGCGTAAATGGCAACGACTCAAAACCTACGGCGGAAAGCTGGTAGAGAACGTCACCCAGGCGGCCGCCCGCGACGTTCTGGCCGGAAACATGCCGCTTATCGAAGATGCCGGTTACAGCATTGTGCTGACGGTACACGATGAAATTATAAGTGAGGCCCCTGACTCACCCGATTACTCAGCAGAACATGTCAGCCAGTTACTGGCAACCGTTCCTGACTGGGCCACGAGCATTCCACTAAACGCCGGAGGATTCGAATCTTACAGATACCGGAAAGATTGACATCCGCGATGACCAATAGGTATATTCCGCTTCATGGTGCTGAACACACCACAGCAAGCGGAAACCGCGCCCGTCAGTCATGCGGATTTTTTATGTCCATTTTCAGATATGGTCGGGTAGCGCGTATACCGAAAAACAGCCGAAAGGCTAAGGATACGGGCCGACTTGCTGCGGTGTTCAAGTACCCGACCGCCCTGCTACCCCGATATTGACTCATCACCCCCTTCCGGTTTATGCTCACCGAATCTCCCAAATGGAGATCGGGATTTGCAACCCGGAATTGTTAGGGGCGACACCAGACGCGCCAGCGTCTTTTTTATTGTCGCAAGCTTTGCCACGTTCGCATTATGGCGGGCTGGCGGGGGCGCTTCGGCGCGCCGGTTTCCTCTAACGCCGGTATTGCAAACCTCGTCAGTTCGCCACCCATATGAGATTTGCAACTCAGTGGTGGCGGTGAATTTCACCGTTAGAGGTAACTGTGATGGCAGCTCAACTCATCCCCGTTTTCAACGGCGCTATCGCCAACGAAATCACCCTGCTCTGCAATGCTCGCGATCTGCACGCATTCCTTGGGGTAGGGAAAGTGTTTGCAGCATGGATTACATCACGAATTGCAGACTATAAATTCGTTGAAAATCAGGATTATATCGTAACGTTTTCCAAAACTGGAAAGCGTAAAAATGTTCTTTGTAAGGACTACCACCTCACCCTCGATACAGCCAAAGAACTGGCGATGGTCGAGCGTAACGAAAAAGGTCGCCAGATACGCCGATACTTCATCGAATGCGAACGCAAACTGCACCAGCAGTCCTCCACGATACTGGCGCCGCACAGGGAGTGCCTGCCGAAGATGGTTTACCATCACCAGAGCAAATACAACCCGTACAGAGCCTACGCATGGAACGGAGAGAAAAGCGTTTACGTAGGGTGTTATCCATCCGTGGATGAGGCTGTCGCTGCCCAGGAACGCTTCTACCGGAATGGCAGCACGAAATGCATTCAGAAAGCACAGACCGGAATCAGTGACGCAGAAAAGGAAATGTTCATCAACAATCTCCGCGCCGTCTGTCATAACTTCCGACGTATTAATGAAATCTGGCGAGCGCAGTTAATGCCTGCTCTCGAAAAAATGGATTCGAAACTGGTCTACAAACTGCATGACCGCTTTAACGACAGCATGTGCATTCTGCCGACCATAGAAGACCGCATCGGCAGATATATTCCACCAGAGTTACCCCGTTAATCCTTCAATTCGCCCCTGCTCAGTCAGGGGCTTTTTACAGGACTCGAAAGCTATGTCATTTAAATATCGGGACAGCCCACTTTATTACCGGGCTGCGAGGGAGGCCTTGCGCCTTGAGCAGTCCGGCGAATATGACCGGGCAGCGAAGGCCTGGGCAAAAGCCAACCGCGAATCACATCACGAACTGAATCAGGAATGGAGTGAACGCAGATCTGATTTTTGCCTGATGCAGAATATGCGTGAAAAGCGTAAGGCGGTCGAAGAATGATCGTTTACGTTGCCGGGCCTATGAGCGGTTACGAACAATTTAACCGCCCGGCCTTTCATTCCGCAGCAAAGAGGCTAACGGACAAGGGATATGTTGTGCTTAACCCCGCAACTTTACCCAATGGTTTGACACAGGCTCAGTATATGGACATCTGCCTCGCAATGCTTCGCTGTGCCGATACGATTTATATGCTCAAAGAGTGGGAGTACTCTGCTGGCGCACGTGCAGAAAACGCGTTGGCAGAGAAACTGGAATTGAATGTGCTTTTTGAAGAGTGGGATTCAGATGGCCTATGAACGTGAAAGCCTTATCGAAAAGCACCTCGTCGCTGAAGTGAAAAAAGCTGGCGGAGTGGCCTTTAAGTTTGTATCTCCCGGTCACCGCTCGGTACCGGATCGCATTGTCCTGCTACCAGGTGGTCGTATCGTTTTCGTTGAATGTAAATCTCCCGGCAAGCCACCACGGCCTGACCAATTGCGCGAACATGAACGTCTGCGAAAACTGGGCTTTACCGTAGTGGTGCTGGATAGCAAAAATCTGGAGGGAATATTGTGAAAAAATCAGATGAGCACTTACAGTTTAAATTACGGGTCCCCCGCGCATTAGCGGAGGAGTTAAAGAAAACAGCAAAGAAAAATATGCGTTCAGTAAATGCAGAAATATTATTCAGACTTACAAACACAAACTAATCATCTTCACTCTTTGTGGGGTTCAAATAGCTTATAATTAAGCTATATAACCTCTCATTTTCCTTATCAAGTTTATATTTTTCTTTGACAAGCTTAACAAAGCCTTTTTTATATTCATCACCATGTTCAGATGATTCCAAAAAACGCTTCCAGGTATTACTATCTGATAACTCCCCCTCGGAATCTTTATATGTTATGTGAACTAAAACATTAAAGCTTTCTTTGAGACGATGGAGTACTTCCGCATTCATAGACCGCTTATTTTCCAGAGCTGCTTTTTCTAACTGCGCTTTCAGCTCCGCAGGTAAACGGATCTTCATCTGTGCATCTTCACGACTCATAGCAAACACCTCATAAACTCAATCACCAAATTATGCACCACGGTGGTGTTGACATCAATGAACCACGGTGGTTTACTAAAAATGAACCACCGTGGTTCTATCGAGGTTAACGCTATGGCTATTCAGATCACGCAGTTACATCAGGCAGATATTTTCGGGTATATCGCGGACATGCTGGAAACAGCAAGACTTCTCAGTTCGCTGGAAAAAGGAGAGCAGTTAGCTTTTGAATTGATTTATTTTGCGCAGCAGGCCGCAAGGGAAGCTGCAAACAAGCCGTGGGATGAATAAACAAAACGCGCTGATAGTTGCAGCTACCAGCGCATCTTTTACTGAATGAAGAATACAGCATGAATACTTTAACACTGATAAACGATACCAAGCAACCAATGATGGGCAGCCGGAAAATTGCAGAAGTCACTGGCAAACAGCATAAGCATGTTGTACGGGATATTCTGGCTATGCTTGAACAGTTACAAATCTATAGTCCAGATTTGGATGATGATGATTTTAAAGGATTTATTATCAAGCGCAAAGAATACAAGGGACGTGATGTCATCGACGAGATTTGGCTTGATGAAAATCTTTCCATGACTCTCGTCACCGGTTACGACGCAAAACGCCGGCTGGCACTCATCGAACAGTGGCAGGCGATGAAGATTGAATTAGAGCAACCTCGTCCGGCATCATTACCAGTGCCAACTCCTGCAATTCAGGTAAACGACAACATCGTTCAGTTTGCCCGTGTCGTTGCAGAAGCTACGGCATCCGCAACGATGAAAGCAATTGTCGAAGTGATGGCTCCCCGGCAAGTTCAAAACGTAACGCTTTCAACTCTGGGACATGAAACCAACTGGGTAGAAGACTTAAAACAACAAGTCAGAGAGTCACAACCACACAGTAACGGTGAATATGTCCCCGTCAGCAAAGCAGCATGGAAAACAGGTTTATCTGATTCAACATGCCGGAAATTGATCGGCTTCGCCAGGATACCGGTACGTTCAGACACCGGTGTTCGGGGATTGCTCGTTAAGCTCCCAGCGATCGAACAAGCAGCTCAAAAGCTGTTAAACGAATCGACACCGCCGAAAGGTAACCGCAAGCGCTGGACACATCCGCAGTTTGGCAACTTCACCTACTACACCGATCTAATCTGACATTATTGCGCGGGATTACCCGCGCCCTACTGGCTAAAACACTATGGGACAAATTTTCACCCCCCGCCCGTATCAAGACCTGATCATCAATCACCAAATCGAAACCCTGCGCGGCAACATCTGGGCGGGGATGGGAATGGGTAAAACCGTAGCAACACTCACCACGCTGGAAGATCTTTTCATGGCTGGAACAGAAACACGCCCCGCGCTGGTCCTCGCGCCGCTACGCGTTGCAGCAAGCACATGGCCGGATGAAGCGCTGAAATGGGAGCATCTGCGCAATATCGAGGTACAGCCGATTGTTGGTAATGCCAAAGCGCGCTCTACGGCGCTGGCGAACAGCAACGCAAGCGTGTTCACCATCAACTACGATAACCTTGTCTGGCTGGTTGAAGAATTGGGAGAACAATGGCCGTTCGGTACTGTCATTCCAGATGAAAGCACCCGGCTAAAATCCTTCCGGCTGCGAGGTGGTGGTAAGCGCGCGGCGGCGCTGGGCAAAGTGGCGCATAAGTATGTCCGGCGCTGGATAAATCTCACTGGTACGCCAGCACCGAACGGCCTGGTAGATTTGTGGGGACAATCGTGGTTTGTGGACCAGGGGCAACGTCTCGGGCGCACTTACGGCGCGTTTACCTCACGCTGGTTCAACTCGATACAGTTTCCGGGGCAGAGCTGGACCAAACTGGAGCCGTTTGCTCACTCACAGGCTGAAATACAGCGAGCGTTAGCCGATGTGACCCTCTCGCTGAATGCGGCCGACTGGTTCGATGTCAGAGAGCCCGTTCATAACGTGGTCCGCGTGGATATGCCGCCGAAGGCACGTCAGCAGTATCGTGAAATGGAAAAGGAAATGTTCCTCGAGCTGAACGGCGAAAGCATCGAAGCGCCAAACGCTGCGGCAAAGACGCAAAAGTGTCTTCAAATCGCCAGTGGCGCAGTATACACAGACGACACCGGAAGTTGGTCAGAACTGCATGACACCAAACTACAGGCGCTGGACAGCATACTGACCGAAGCAGCTGGCGCGCCTGTGCTGGTTGCTTATCACTGGAAACACGATCTTGAACGCTTGCTTAAAGCATTTCCTCGCGGTCGTCACCTCGACCAGGATCCACAGACACTACGTGACTGGAATTCCGGAAAGATTCCTGTTCTCTTTGCACACCCAGCCAGCGCGGGCCACGGTCTGAACATGCAGGACGGCGGAAATATACTGGTATTTTTCTCACACTGGTGGGACCTGGAGCAGTATCAGCAAATTATTGAACGTATCGGCCCCACCAGGCAGATACAGGCCGGACACAATCGTCCGGTATTTATTCACCACATTATTGCTGCCGACACTATGGACGAAATGGTGATGGAGCGGCGCAACTCAAAACGAACAGTGCAGGACATCCTGCTCGATGCCATGAAAAAGAGAGGTATAGCATGAGCGAGAAACCCGACGATTTACTCACCCCGGATGAAGTATGCCAAAAGTTAGGTATTACACAAAAAACGCTATGTGAGTGGAATATTAAGCATCGTCATCGGGCTATCCTGGCACCAATTCGTTTCAGTGCAAAAGTAGTTCGTTATGAGCGCCGAAATGTCGACGCTTTTATTCAAAAGTGTCGCAGCCAGTATTAACCTCGCCGCCGTAGCAATGCAACCTGCGCAAGTATGCTCCGCTCGTGAGCCTCGAAAGCTTCGCGCTTTAACGCAATCTCTTCCTGTAAAATCTCATCAGAAAAGTCGTAATGTTCTGCCATCGGGTCATCTGACTTGCTGGAGTGGTGAAGGCAAAGGAGGCTGATTTCCCTTCGGTCTGATCGGGAATAGCCTCTTTCCTTCATCAAGGCAATAACATTGCTCTTAAGGAATTTACGGCACATCGTATTAAATGCACCGTCTTTCCCTTTAACAGTCCCATCATGTTTTATTCCTTTTACAGCCCCGTCCGGGCTGTATGTTTTCACCAGCTTATCCAGTGACCGTTTTGAAAATGGCTGCATTGGATCACGTGGCTGCAAAAATACATAATCCCTGTTGCACTCAGGAACTGAATCACGCCAGGCTTTCTGCTCGTCGATAATCCGCCGGATCTCCGGCGTTATTGGCAGGCGGAAAGCCTTTTGTGTTTTCATAGCCCCTCGCATGCCGATAACCCCTTCAGGATAAACAATTTCGCCAGTCTCCTCGTGAACGTAGTCCCAGCGCAGGTTATGGACATTAATCGGACGAACGCCGGTGATGATCATGAAGCGAACAGCATTCTTCTGGTGTACAGAGGTGCAGGCAGCAACATTGAGCCAGAGTCGGGCGATTGATTCAATATCGGTAAAAAGCCGTGTGGGGGTAGGTTTCTGTACGCGGGAGGAAACATAATCATCTGGCAGACTGGCGGCAACATTGCGGCCGTTGCAAAGAGTAGGTGCGCAGAACTTCCAGAACCGACGGAGCTCGGCAAACAACTCCAGGGCGTTATTGTTCGAGCGAGTGGCGATCCACTCGTCCAGTACTTCCACCAGCCGATTGTATGTTACGTCGCTGAACACCTCGCGCTCGCCGAACGTTGCTTTAATCCGGTCGATACGCACCCCGTAGGTTGTGAAACTGTCCGGGCTCAGCTTCTGCCGGGCGACTTTGGCTTTGAGGTCATCCCGGTACATTTCCAGCGCTGCATGTACGGACTCTGCCCGCAGTCCACCGTCAGCCATACCTAGTGCTTTTTCGCGCGCCAGCTGGATAGCGAGCTCCGGCCACTCGCCAAGCTTTTTACCTTTGAGGCCCATCTTTTTTGGATACTCGGCGTAAAATGTAACCTTACCGGCTTTGCTGAAATCGATACGGAGATAGTTCTCTTTTTCGTATTTGGAACGACGAGCCACGCCGGAAGCAGCGAGGATGATTTTGGCGGCAGCAACACAGATTTTCATGTGTGCGCTGGTATAGGGGGGTTTACAGGCGTCCCATTTTTCAGATGCGGCTAAAACATCGTCATTATTGGGGCTATCCGGATTATGTGTTACAGTGCGCGGCATTCTCAATCCTTATCTGCGTAGGCGCAGAAAACAAGCTCACACATACAAGTCTTTTCTACGGGACAAAATGCAATGTGTTGCGGCTTTGTGTTACTGGACTGAGTTTATCAGGGTTAAATACACTGGATCAACATACAGTAAGTTAATGACAGTAAAGCATATAAACTCGATACAACTTACTGATTTTAAAATGATTTAACGGTAATTCATTGAAATGTCTTTACTAATTACTAAACGCTGTATTAATTGTGATATGTGTGAACCCGAATGCCCGAATGAGGCGATTTCAATGGGAGATCATATCTACGAGATTAACAGCGATAAGTGTACCGAATGCGTAGGGCACTACGAGACACCAACCTGCCAGAAGGTGTGCCCGATCCCCAATACTATTGTGAAAGATCCGGCGCATGTCGAGACAGAAGAACAGTTGTGGGATAAATTTGTGCTGATGCACCACGCGGATAAAATTTAA